GGACTGGTCGTACAACTCCCTGGTGTGGGAGTTGCTCACCCGGCTCATGCAGGAGCTGGCCGGGCGCGACCCGCACCACGTGCGTGGCCCGCTCCATGAGGCCGCTCTGGCGTCGTTGCAGGTTGGGTTGCTCCTGGTGGGGCGATACCTGTACTACGTGCGCATTGGGCTCGGCTCAGGGTGGTGGGTGACCACGCTCGTGAACACTTTGACGGAGCTCACGCTGCTGGTTGCGACGCTGGTGTTCGCGAGTGCTGAGGTCGGGTTCCGACTCGATACCTCAGTGCTGCGCCGTGTGTTGCGACCCGCCATCGTCGGGGACGACGACTGTTCCCAGGTGGTGGCGAAGTTCGTGGAGTCCATCAAGCTCCGACCGGGTGTGTACCTGCGTGTGACGGAGCCCATGGGCTTCACCACGACGGCGGGTGACAAGACCAAGTTGGGCGTGGAGTTCGCTGGCAAGGCGGGTCTGCGCTTCCTCAAGAGGTTGCTAGACCCTGTGACTACGGGTGGCCGTGTCGGGTCGCTCCAGTTGTCCCTGCCGGTGGACTCCATTCTCAAGGCGCTTTACGTGCGCGAGGCTGGTGATTACCTCCCCACGGCTGGGGCGGCGACCATCGTCAACGCGTGGCGTGAGGCGTGGCTCCTCCCCGATGGGGAGCGAGCGTGGGTGCAGGCTGAAATCCGCCAAGTGGCGGATGGGTTCGAGCGCCTGCACCCCGGAGTGCCCATCGCGCTGATGGGGGAGGAGCAGTTCCTCTCACAATGGCGCGCGGGCGACTTCGTAACGTGGGATTCGGCGTAGGAATTTGGGCCAGCAGCAGCTGGCCCACGCCTACCGCCGGAGCCCGACGAGTTCGAGCTCATGGTCCATCGCGGACCGCGAACCCAGGGGGCGATCGAGTACAACGACGTCCATCGGGTGTGCGCGTCGGCTACGCGCCCCCTGGGATCACTCGCCGCAGCAGCCCTGCGGCACCCCCGGCTGAGAACCGGAGCACATACCCTCTGGCGCGTGCGCGTTGAATCTGACGCACGTGTCGAGATACCAGGATTTGCTTCTTCCTCTTCCTCTTCCGGCCCCATTGTGGGCACTGGGCCCCTGACGGGGGCCACTGGACCGGTCTCTACGGTCCAATCCGGCGATGCTGGTGTCTCCGCCGGAGTCGGCGCCCTTACGGGCACCGTCATCGACGGCATCGGGGTGACTCGAGAGACCAATGTACAACCCGTCGGTGAGCTTGACTCCTCTACCGGAGGATCGATTCTCATCGGCAAGTCTGACGGCATGGGCAACATTCCCAAGCCGCTCTTTGACTGGGTGTACCTGACTCAAGGGTTGCTCACCAGCACAGCACCATCAGGCGCCACCGTGGCGCCCTACGACTTGTGGCGGCAGATCGATTACGTGGGGCACGTGCTCCACGGAAAGACCTTCCGCCACCTCGAGTTGGAGGTGCTCATCACGTTGTCGCCCACGGCCTTTCACATGGGCGTGGTGACCTTTGCGTGGCTGCCTGAGTACCTCTCCCGTACCGACCTCATCGCCACTCCTGGCGACTGGGGTTTCCTACGGTCACGCAAGCACACGGTCACGGTCAACTTGGCCGCCCCGCAGGTGGTGGTGCTCAAGTGCCCGCTGGTGCGTCCAGCAGGCGCTTTGGAGCCCATCACCTTCGGGTCGCCCCAGATGGGGACCCGTGACCGCATCGTGTTCTGCGCCCGAGGACTTGGGCGCGTGGACGGCGCTTACACTGACGTAGCTTACGTCATGCAAGCGCGCCTCGTGCCTGGTTCGACGACTATGGGGCTGACGGCCTCAGAGTTCGTGTCGGCGCGCAGGGAGAGGCCTTGGTCGGGCGCCCTTGGGGCGTTGTCGGCGGTGGCCGGGCACCTCTCCAATGTGCCCGTGCTGTCCGGCGTGATGCTCCCGGCCGAGCGGTTCCTCAAGGCTGGGGCCGTGTTCGCGAAGTCGATGGGGCTGAGTGCCCCAGTGTCGACCGACCTGCCTGGGCAGATGGTTCAGGCAACAACCGGGAGTGGCGTCAACGCTGATCTCGGCACGAATGGGGCGGTGCTGAGTACGCTCACCACCACCCAACGTGCCGTGACCGCCCCATTCACGGACGGTGAACCAGACGAGTGCGCGTTCGCCACCATTGCCGCGCGTCCGGGCCACGTGGCGACGTTTACCTTGTCGTCTACGCGGCTCCCCGGCCAGGGTCTCGTGGAAGCTGACACTAGCAACTACGCGATCCCAGTCGACCCTTTGTGGCGCTCCGGTAGCTCATCGACCTACAACGCTGGCATCGGAGGAGTGGCATGGTTAGCCCTCGCGCATACCTTCTGGCGCGGCACCTTGCGTTACAAGCTGACTGTTGTGGCTTCCAAGTTCCACAGCATGCGGCTTCGCGTGATCTACGACAGTGACCCTATGGCTGGGGTCACCTACGTCCCGACACGAGAGGCTGCGGCGTACACCTACTCTGAGGTGTTCGACATCAGTGAGCAGAGCGTCATCGAGTTCGACATCCCGTGGTGCGCCCCGCGTGCGTGGAACCCGTGTGAGCGCGGGATCACCAAGTGGCCCCCTCTCAGCTCTGCCGGTTCCTACATCGGCGCTGTGGGGCCCTTCAACAACCCGCGCGTGCACCACAACGGTGTGATCTACTTCATGGTGGAGTCCTCCCTTGTCTCGGCCTTCCCCGCAGTGGCGGATGCCCTGCTCCTGGTTGAGGTGGTGGGTGGTGACGACTTCGCTGTGGCGTACCACGACATTGGCCGCTACTACAACGCCGGCAAGACCATACCAGTGTCGGCCGTTGTGGGTGCGGATGCCCACGTGCCACCGCGTGCGCTCGGCAAGGGCGTCGACTTCCGTGAGCCGTTCAAGATTTACGGCATGGACGGGATCACCAACGTGCGCACGCTGTGCAAGGAGATGGTGTGTGTGGGCCCAGCGGCCCCCACGGCCCCAACAGCCGGTGGCGGGCCGACTGTGACTCCGAGCCTGCGGGCGTGGATGGGGCCATTGTGGTCCCGTTTCCACCCCACGGGCCGGCAGACTCCCGCCACCCAGAACTACTGGGAGCGTGGTTATGGCGTGGTGTCTGGTGGCTCGGTTTACCGTGTCACCAGCCCCCTCATCTCCAACGCCTCCGGTTCGACTGGTACCCTTCAACCGGGGTACATCACGAACAGTACTGGGTCGGCCTCCGCCAACATTGCGGGCTCCGGGTATGATTTCAACCATCACGCCTGGAACTCTGCTTTGAACACCGGGTTCACCCCCGTGACGGAGGGGTGGGCATCTACGGTGGCCACCATTGAGAGCATGATCACGAAGGTGCGGACGATGTACCACGGGTTGTCCTACCAGTTCCTGGGATTGGCGCCGTATGAGGTGACGGTGCCCATGATTGGGACTGGTGCGGGCATGCCCGGGTGGTACTTCCCCCCGGGGGGGTCGGTTGACTTGGGCCAGATTGAGGTGCCGGCGACCCTCTTTATGGTCACCAACGTCCCCAACTCCACGGGGGCCGACCCTGCCGTTGACCTCCCCCCGAGTGATCCACTCCTGTTCGTGGGGGCGTCGGATGACTACAACCTGTCATACTTTGACGGCCCCCCTCGGTTCGCAATCATGTCCTACTATGAGAACCCCTAGCGCGAAAGGTAATTCGCGAGATTTTCAGTTGACTCCATCGGTGAGTAACGCTTTGAGAGCGCACACGTGTTTGTGTGGTGTGCGCGCGGAACTCGAGCGTGAAGCCGCTCTGGCGCTGTTAGCTGAGTGTGTGCGTGTGTGTGCGTGCG